TTACCAATGTGTATCAGTTGACTACAAAATTCAGGATCGTACAATCTACTCCAGTCGGGCTCTTGCGCCATCAACTGTTCTAAGTGAGCTTCGTCCTTTATCTGTGTATATAATGACACATTGAGAAAGTCCAGTTTCATATACCCCAGTTCTTCTGCAGATTTGTAATCTATACTAGCAGTGCCGGTAAAGGGATCAATAGGAATTGCGGTTGTATAAACACCGGTGTTGTGTCGTGTCAACACCCCATCACGTACAATACCTGCAGGGTGATGATCCAGCACTGCTAGTGCCCGAGTGCGATCGGGAAAATCTATGTCAATGTCTGAACGAAATTTTATCATTAAATAAACCCCTGTGGCCATTTTAATAGTAAAAATGTTTCCATACCCTCAAAGTCTTTTTCTTGCTCACCAAAAAAGCGTAGGTGGAATTCATCGTCTCGAGTCATAAAGTACCAATCGTAATCACGCTCTCTAACAAGCCCGTATTCGTCTTTCAGCCACTGGCTTAATTTGAGTGCTCCACGCAAGGTAAATCTTGAAGTAGCTTCACCTGAATTATTGATTTTAAGTTTAATAAGTCTCATTCAAGTAATTCTCTAAAAGATAATTGGCAAAGTCCTCATGTGCTGGTTCTGCGTGATGTCCATCATATTGATAACGATTATAATCATAAGGAATATGATTTTTATCTATAGAGCAATATTTTGAAAAACTAAAATCAAATAAATCCACTATATTGGAATCGGATTGTATTTTTTCGTAAAATTGTTTTATAAACGGAGTTGAAAAATCAACTGCTTTCATGTTTTTAGTACCCATCCATATGAGATATTTAATATTGTTTAAATTTAAAAAAGATGTAAACATCGCCAATTGAAATAGTAAATTGGTTGTTGCAGCTTCATCATCATATAATCTATTATATGCATCACTAAATTTTTTAGCATCTCCTGTTAAACAATTATTTGGCTGAATGTCTTTAAAATGGCCATCATTGCCGATAGCCTCATTTGACCAATACTCGGTCCTGTTGGGGTGAGCTAGACCAAATATAGCCAGTATGTTGTTATTTTGCTTTTTTAATTCTAGTAAATCTCTTACACTGCGTCGCAGTATTCTGTTATTGCAACTTCCCGGTAACCCGTTATTAACAACTTTGCAATTCAGTTGTTGCCCAATAAAATCTGTATAGGTTTTTCCTGTACTCAGTACTCCATAACTATCACTGTTTGCATATAAAATCATAGGCCCGCCTTGGCCAATATGTCTCGTACCCACTCGACATCGGCCAAGTATTCTCGAAATTTACGTTGCCACGAGTCGGGATCGATCATGGGCAAGATCATACCTATCTGTTCTTCAGTGAGGCTGTCAAGAAATTCCACACCCGTTGCACAATTAAACACCACCCAAGGACTAATCCTACCGGTGCTAATATGGAAACAAATCCTATTACTGTTGCCATAACGAAAATAGTCCCCAAAACCTCCCTTGAGATCTGTATTGTTTTCTGCATATGATTCCATTTCTCGTAATGCTCGTTCCAATGCGTCTGATACTGCTTCGCGTTTGACATAGTCCGGCAACCATTCTGCGTATAAACCATCACTGCACCAATTGTCTAATTTTTTATTATTTTTTAACAACCAATCTAAATAGTTGACAAAGTTAATGCAACGTATGTCTTGGCAATATCTACCAAACTTGACAAAGGCATTGTAGTAGGGACTGGCAACAAAATCTGCATAACTTTTTAGACGTGCTGATCCCTGTGTGGTTTCATAAAAACGCAAGTATGCTCGGAGTCCCAGTTGTACTCCAGTTTCTCGTTCCTGTTGCCAACGACGCTTGGGCTCACACAAGTGAACACCGAGTGTACTGAGTTTCAAGAAACTTTTATCACAGTACTTACAGGTATTCTTTGATTCGTCGGTCATCCCATCCTTGAGATTTTAAATGTTGTCTGAGATCATCCCGTGTGTTTATTTCCGCTAACAATTTTATCTCATCATCTCGGGCATGGGGATACAGTTCACGCAGTAGTTTTTCTACTTTGTTGTTGCTAGTGTCTTTTTTCTTGGGAGAGATCCACTGGTGAAACTGCCGTCCCATGCCGGGACTCACAGTGGTGGCCAATAACCACTGTAGTTTTTTATGCTGTGTGGAGTTGACGTCAAAGAAGTTGCGATTCAGTCGTTCGTTGCAACTGATCAAGTAGTAGGCTTCAAGATCCGCGGTGCCCTTCACAGTGGCGCCATAGCGTATCATTAGGAACGGTGAAAACTTTTTACGTTCTTCTTCTGTGAGATCATCATAGAAGTCACGGTTCTTTGAATCAAACTGTGCCATTTCATTTGCGATTGATAATTTATCTGTTGTCATATTTTAATTTATAGTACATTATAGCAGGCTCTAGTAATTCTTGCAAGCCGGCATCCGTTTGAGCTGTTCTTCTGATACTGATCCACAGTTGATCCTCACGCATTTGTTCTAAGTGGGCTGTATGCCGGGATGAAACATGATGCAGTCGTCTATCCGTTTCACCTATGTTTCTAACATACACAGTATCGCCCGAGTCGGGACTTTCGTATATCTTGGTCATATGCTACCAAACTAGATTATAATTCACCACTTCACTTTGACGACTGATGTCTTTGACAAAGTAAGCACACATGGGTCCATCCACTCCGTTTTCTAAAGGCACTGCCAACAGTTGTCCGGGTTTGAGTTTGGGAAAATACCATTTGACATCTTGATAAATGTCCACAATTTCCACTGGATAAAAGTCCGGACGGAAACTGGTCTTGGGATTGAATGCAAACGCCGAGAATCCTCGATCATTGATTGACGTCAGGGGCACTACTTCTAAATCGCCCATGTCTTTTTCTCCGATCAACAACTGCCAATCCACTGGCATGCGAACAGTGTGTTCACCAATCTTCAACACCAAGGCCGGGCTGTTGAAGCTTTCCATAAAGATCAAGGGAATGTAAAAGTAGTCGGGTTCTCGAGGGTTGCTGTTGTCTAACACACAGAAATTAAGTTCATCAATCTCGTCGGGTATTTCGTTCATTTCATAACTGCGATTTTCTAGTGTAAGTATTCTCATTTAAGTTCTCTGTTGTAGTGATTGTAATATAAATCTCGACTGGACTGCAACCAAATTGAATATATCTCAGTTACATACTTTAGATCCACAGCTATGTCTAACTGAGCTATTATGTCAAGAATTACTTCCTCGCCGGAGTTTTTAAAAAGATCCTCGGCACAGTAGGTCAAAACCCGACGATTTTTTTTCAATAAAAAATCTTTGGTTGTCAAAAGCCTGTTGTGCATGTCACGATTGTGTGTGTAGGCTTGATCGTGACGATGTTTTTGAGTATTATTTTGATCAAATTGATTCAAGGAATAGTTTTTGCTTGCGTATACATCGGTGACGTGATCTATGTCGTTGGCTAGTATAAAAATGTGAGTGCATTCTTGCAAGGTCCACGGACTTGCTTGTTCAGTTAGTCTTCCGCTGTCAACGCCAGAACGATCCCAACGGAGTAAATTTTGATCAAACAATACAGAATTAATTTCATCCGAACCACCGTGTAATAGGTACACCGAGCGAGCAAAGGGATCCCAATAGCAAATAGCATGGTTCGCATAAAATCTATTTACATGTTTGGTTCGTATACTCCATTCTCTGTTGAGCCAAGTTTCTGATGTCACTGGTTGGAGATAGTAGGCCTTTAAAAATTCATAACGAGCCGCGGCATTCCAACAATCCTTATCAAATTCACTGTCATCGTAAAAATTAAACGCAGTATCTAGACTAATGAGATTTGCTATTAAATTTCCACCGGCACCCATTGGAAAATAAATTATGATATTAGGGATTACTGCCACTCTGCTTTCTCTACGGTAAAAGGGTAATTTGCTTCTCGATAAAACTGCTTGCGTTTTGTTAAATGTCTTTTTGCGAATTTACAGGTGCTGGTGATGTCCCAGATTTGCACGTGGTCTTTGTCTTCGGCTTTTCTAATGCCACGCCCGATGCTTTGTATGACTCGAACAAAACTTTTGCCTGGCTCAAGCAGTACAAGATTAAATATCCTAGGGATATTAATACCCACAGCAGCAACACCATAGGTAGCAATGATAATTTTATCACTACTGACGGCAACTTCATCGTATTCATCTTTTCTCTCCTGAGCCTTGGTTGATCCCGATACAAACACAGCACGTTCGCCCAAACGTTCCAACAACAGCTTTCCTGTGGCAATTCTATCCACTAGGATAAGTGTATTGCCAGTTTCGTTTACACTGTTTATCAACTGTGCTAGATAGTCCAGTCTACCTGTTGTTTCGGTCAAGTATTTAAGCTCGCTTTGGTAGTTGGTGTATTCAACGTGATCCACCAACTGTACTATGTTTACATGACAGCTGGCCAAGTGTCCGGCTTCCTGTAATTCATTTGCTGATAGTCGACCCACCACCGAACCTAGACTGCAAAAGATACTGGTTCGTTCATATTCTTCTCGAGGTATTGTTCCTGTCAGTCCCCAACGTATGGGCACATGAGCAAATGCTCCTGTGAGTAGAGTCTTTAGTGCATCGGCCTTGGCCATGTGTACTTCATCCACCATGACTAATACCACATCTTCAATAAACTCACCAATGGAGACCTCGGCCTCTGCTGACTTGGTGTTCTTTAATAGTATGTTTAGACTTTGCCAAGTGCAAATGGTGTGTGTACGGCCAAACTCTTTCCTATCGCCAAAGTATACTCCCACATCCAAGCCCAAGTTACGGTAGTCGGCTTCGGTCTGTGTCACTAGGCTTTTGTTGGGCACTATGACGATGGACCTACCATATGCTTCTACACTTTTGCTCAAGGCCGCTGTCATGATGGTTTTGCCAGCACCAGTGGCTATTTCTTGTACACTCTGCGGATTCTTTAAAAAATTATTGATGATTTCCACTTGGTAGTCACGGAACACTATGGATTCCCCAGCCCGAGGGTGTCCCGCGGGCCACGTTTGATCACTGAAACTATCTTCTCGAAATTCTGCAAACTCAAACTGTGTGCGGTAGTCACGAACATCCTCCAGCTCAACATCGTATCCTTGGGATTCCAATATGGGCAGTATGTCGGGCAATAAGTTTACATAACTGGTGCCACTGAGTTGAAAGAAGGCAACTTTACCATCCCAGCGTCCCAGTCGCACTGCGGGTTGATATCTGGCACCGGGTATTTCAAACTTGAATCTATCCACTAGCTTTTTACGTGTGGCCAAATCCAAGCCTTCGATCTTGATATTGACTTCGTCACGTATTACAAGTTTACAAGTTGTCAAATGAGTTTTACCTTAGCGTTGTTTTTCTTATTATAAGCATCCTGTGTCACATACACAACCTTTTCGGCTTGTTGCAACATCTGTTGTTGAGCACCTCCAAGAAACAGGGCACTGGTGGTGATTAATAATCCAATGGGGCGATCGGTCACGGGCCGATGTGAATAACAGTAATCAAGGGGCAGGTGTTCTCCGAATCTGTTGTGTAGTTTTGTACGCAATCTATTGGCATGCTCGGGCTCGTAAACAACAACAGACTGTCGTGCCACTGCTTCTGTATAATCCAAAACCGCGTCAAAGCCGTTGTTCTTGGCGTCAATGGCGGCGGGATTGATGCGAAGTTCTCTGTGCATTAGCAAATTATAAATGGCACTGCCCTGTGTGGCCATAATGGATTCGGCAATGGCTGGTTCCACAGTGTAGCCCAACACACTACTCATGTCCACCAAGTACAGCAGGCGATCTAGGCCAAACCCACCGTGATGCTGGATGTATTCACTGAGACTGTCTGGCGAGTTGCGTATGTCAAATTGATCGCCGCGTATATACAATTCTATGGCATAGGGCTGTGATTCAACTTGATGAATCTGCGTCATGAGTGCATACACAGAGGAGTCAATTTCAAAGCGGTGTTGGTTGGCCCAAGTGGTTAACCAACTTACATTGTATTCGGTTATGGCCGCTGTCCATACTCGACTATCTCGATCCCACCTCACAGCACCTTGACTGTGTTTGGCAAAGTCCCTTATGTTGCCAATGTAGTCATTGTTGAAGGGGAACCGTATCAATAATCTGTCACCGTCTCTTGTTAAAGAACAGGTGTAGTCCATTCGACGCAGGGGCAGTCTCCACTGAGGTTGACGAACTGGGTCGACGTCAACACCCTGACTCTGCAACTGTCGTTCGTATTTGAGTACAATCTTCACCAGCAGTTCGGCCTGACGTTCGGTCAAGGACTGCGATACTGAAACCGAAGTGGCCATGCTCTCCAACACTTTGACATCATACCTGGCCAAGTTGATTATGGGCTTGATGTCGGCCAACCACTGCGTAAGCAG